ATCACCAGCTAGATGAGGATTATACTATAGAAGAATTATTTGAGAAAGTGCAGTTTAAAACTTTCCCTCAGATTTTTGTAAACGACGTGTCGGTGGGAGGCTATACGGAGTTTAGAGAATGGTTTGAAAAGAAATGACGCTAGTGGCTTGGGATGCGCTAGCAGTAGTAGTATTACTACTATTATCTTTTAAAAAGGATATTAGAATAGTAAGTATATCAATGGCCGTTATATACGGCCTAGCGGCATTGTTGTATCATGCCTAGGAGGAAACTATGGGTGATATAGTAATGTTCCGAAAAAGGGCTAAGGAGTACAGCATCTCTGCTGAAAAGCGTATGGAGATGATTGAAGTATTCCTTAGAGTTAGAAAAAAATATTTGGAGATAAAGAAAGATGACACCATATGAAAGTTTTTGCCACAGAATGTGGTTAGACTATTGTGAGGAGAATCAACAGCCACTTGGTGGCGAAGAACTGCTTAGCTATGATAAGTATATAGTTGAGTATAGAAACTATTTGGAGGAAAAATATGTTACGAGGATTAGTAATACTTTCTCTGCTATTACTCATTAGTTGTAGTACAGGTGGAAAGGATCATTTTGAGTATCCAATCCAGTGTAAATCAGCAGATGAAGTAAAATATTGTGAAGGCCATACACCTAATAACCTAGATTGTAGGTGCCTTAAGATTGACAGAGGAGGATTCGGTGGATACAGAATTGCATGAGTACATTAGCGAAGATAAGGATTTTACAGCTAAAGTATTTTTAGAAGAGAAAGGTATCTATACAGTTCTATGTGTAGAGAATGGTGAGAGAGTTGATTACCGACACTTTCGTAATCAAAGTATGGCTGAGTACTGGGCCGATGATTGTGTTATAGATTATGATCTAAAATCAGTTGCTAAACGAGGTGAGGAATGAAAAAATTTACAGTACACCCTATATTTGCGAAAGCAAAAGAAGACAAAAAGGGAGGTTTTGTTCCTCACCCTGTCTTTAAAAACGGGACTTATAAATTTAATACAAAAATGACTATAGACCCTCTATATGATTTTAGGTTCTAAGAATGAATGAGTTAGTAGGTTCAAGTACTGAGCCTGCAATTCTTCTGGACAAAGGTCTATCCTTGGATATAGATCCAATAGTGAGATATTATCGAGCGGTATATTCTTTTTAGGCTCTTTACAGGGTTCTTTTCTTGGGAATCCCTGTGCCTTATAATACTTATAACCTCTAATACTACGTCCTCCTAGGTGGTTTATCCCTTAACTGCTGACGCTTCTTAGATCGAAGTGTGCCTTCCATCTTTTGTCGTCTTCTTTTAGCTGAAGGTTTCTCATAATGAGTTCTTTCTCTAATTAGTTGCAGTTTTCCGTCTTCCTCTATTTTCCTTTTGAATTTCGATAAGGCCCGATCTATATTGTTATTTTTTACTTCCACTCTCACTCGCTTTTATATTTTCCATAAATTTTGATAATCTATTAGCAACCCCTAGTTGGTTGTCTATTAGTACCTCTGTGAACTTCATGACCCATGCCATGTCGTACATAAATTGTTGATTCTGAACATCTATATCTAGATGATCCTGTGCATATTCTACAAACTGAAGAGCTAGCTGGTCTGCAAACTCTTGTGATCTTTTCTGGCGTGTATAGTATTCGCCTGTAAACTCTATAATGTTATCCATTTACTTCTCATTTAGGCGGCTTGGAAAACTTCCAGCCACGCTTCCTCAAGTATTGAACTTGAAGTCTTATTGCGTTGGGCGTGCGTCCTAAGTGTGTGGAGCACTGTTCTACTGGTAATAAATAGTAGTTGAACTTCAACCAAATTCTGTCTTCGTGTGTCCAACGCATTTTGCTTTACTTTTATCGAGGATAGGAGTATTATAATACAGTAGACGTATAAATGTCAAGATATTTTTTTAACTATCCCCTAAATAATATCTCATATTACCACGTTAAAAATAGTTCTTGACATTCATATATGAAACCTGTATAATATTCGCATTGAGTGGAAAATCGTTTTCCATTCTAGTACGGCGTAAGTGAGTTAGCGCGATATCTAACTGGGAGGGCAGGTCATAATTAGTTGTTACACTCCAACGACGACGACTAATTATATGGGCTTTACGCCATAAATCAATCCGTGATTCCGTAAGGATCACAATTCGCTTTCCGTATGGGAGCTTATAGGAGAAAACAATGACTACAGTGCAAGCACTGACGAACGATACGTTCAACCGTATGTGGCTCGGTTTCGACCACATACATGACCACATGATGAATGTGGCTAAATTCAACACCACAGAGTACCCAAGATATAATATTAGATCCACTAATGGTCAAGATTATATCCTTGAAATGGCCGTTCCTGGTTGGAAAAAGGAATGGATTCATATAGACTACTCTAGAGTTGATAGTAGCCTTTATATAAAAGGTGAGAGACCAAAAGCAGAGAACGAAGAGTCTTACGTTCATAAGGGAATTAGTGGGAAATCATTTACCAGAGACTTCCGACTAGCGGAGCACTTAGAAATACATAGTGCAAAACTAGAAGACGGTTTACTGACAATAGAACTAATACTAAATCAGCCTGATGAACTACAGCCCCAAGTTATAGAAATTACTTAATAACTTATCAGGCAAGTAAAAGAAAGGCTCTGCGTTTGGTTACGTAGGGCCTTTTTCGCTTTAAGGAGAGTGAAAAAATGGAATATGACCCCACGATATGGAGAGATGCTTATAAGATGGGAGTGGATCCTCTAGATGTATATAGAGTATACCCTTCTGTTATAAAGGATTTCGTCAAGAAAATAAAAGAAAAATTAAAAGACATATGGGATTCCGGTACAGGTACTTTACCTGTGGCTGGAACGCTTTTAGTGGCTTTAGCTGCACCAATATATGCAGCCTGTGCCCTATCATAAGTCTAAGGAGTATATATGCAATTAGATAAAGCTGGTATTGAATTACTAAAACATTTCGAAGGCTGTGAGTTAAAAGCCTATCAAGATTCTGTAGGTGTGTGGACCATAGGATATGGACACACTAAAGGAGTCACTGAGGGGCTAGAAATAACTCAATCAGAAGCTGAGAAGATGTTAGTAGATGAGTTACCAGAATATCAAAGTTATGTCGAGAATAAGTGTAATGTTATATTGCAGCAACATCAGTTTGATGCTTTAGTATGTTGGACTTATAATCTCGGACCTACCAACCTAGCTTCTAGTACTATGTTAAAAGTATTAAATGAGGGGAATCTCGATGAAGTTCCTACTCAAATGAAAAGATGGGACAAAGCTGGAGGTAAGCCGTTGTTAGGATTAACTAGAAGAAGAAACGCTGAAGCTCTGTTATTTAAAGGAGCATACTGGAAAGATTATCTAACGGAGGAAGCGTAATGCAATATGTATTCATAATCGCCCTTTTAAGCTCCCTCGGCGGTCTTGGTTATAAAGTGTACACCGATACTATGAATCGGATGCAATCATTAGCCAACGAAAAGGCCGCCTTGGAAGTGCAAATGCAAGAACAGGAAGCTGCTATGAAAAGACAGCTAGAAGTACTACAACTACAAGAAGAATCTTTAAGTGAGATGAATGATAGAGCTGCTGTAGTAGAAGCTCAAATGAATGATTATTTAAAGATTTTTAAAGACCACGACCTTACGCGCCTTGCGCGCGCAAAGCCAGGTCTGATTGAAAGTCGGGCTAATAAAGCAACTGATAGGATATTTACGGAGGTAGAGAATGATACGAAGCTGGTTCAAGAATAGACTCGTTAAATCCTATTTAGGTGTAACGATATGCATATTCATAATACTATTCCTAATGGTAGGATGTGCCAGTACACCTGTTACAGAAGTATTAATCAAAACAAAACCTATCGAAATTGAGATAGCACAACCTGAACGCCCGAAGGAAATCAAACTGGAAAGACCACAGTGGTTCGTAGTAAATCGATCCAACCTAGAAGAATTTTTGGCAGAGATAGAAAGGATACAAAGTGATGATCCTGTATTCTTTGCCTTTACCCCTCAGGACTATGAGAAAATGTCCTATAACCTACAAGAATTAAGACGCTACGTTCTGCAACAGAACGAAATAATAATATACTATGAAAAAATGACAGCGCCGAAGACAACAGAAGAAGAGAGTGAAGAATTACGTGCAGAACAACTAAAAGAGACAACTGAAATTCAAACAGAGGAAAGCCCCTCCTTTATGGGGCGAGTCAAGGGAGTATTTGATCGAGATGAAGCAAAAAACTAAACAAAAACTAGAGAAAAAATTAGATTGGGACGAAGAACGTATGGATATTATTGGTCAAAACGGTAATGATGGAGAACACTATCACGAAATCGAGGCTATGCCTAATGGACGATGGAACTGGTGGGACGAGGGAGAGGACAAAGAATTAACAAAAAGAGTAGACAAAATACGGGAGCGAGAAGAAGCTGCCCGTAAGAAGTTGAATTACTATAGTGCAAAAGCAGAATTAGTAACGGAAGGAGAGTAGTAGTGGAAAGACATAACGCATATAATGCACAATTTTGGATATATGAGGAACAAAAATATGGAACATGGGAAAACACCCAAGCCTTTTACCGCAAACAAGATAGAAAAGAAGCCAGACTTCGTGACATGTCCTTTGCTTTATCGACCGAAGGGCAAGCCTTTCGTCGTCGCATGGTGGACGAAGGGTAAATGTATTACTTCATCCTTAAGTCCATATTAGGCTCCATAGTAGGAAGTAGCTTTTATAATTGGTTTCAGGATACCAAAGTGGGCATATGGTTTCAAAAAACTTTAGACAATGCTTTAGCGAAAGTACAGGAAAGGTATGATTTACAGATATTTGAGAAAGAAGAGAAGTGGAAAGAAAGATACCCTAACTTAGAAGTACGATTTAAAGAGATAGAAAACAGATTAGGTGTCATAGACTATGAGAATGAGTATATGATCTTAACAACTTTGGATAGACTAGAAAGGAGAGTGGAAACACTCGAAGGCGCATTGGATAACTTAATTCCTGAGCGCAGACAAGGAGCTGACTAATGGACTGGATAAAAGCTAGATTGAAGGAAAGAACTTCCTTTGATGGTGTAAGTTTAATACTTATGGCGGGTTTAGTACTAATCGCTGCCCCAATAGTTAAGCTATTGGCTTGGCCAGCACTAGCGTATGGAATATATACTCTAGTGAAGGGCGAAGAAGATGGTACAGAAGAAACTTGAGAAAGACTCAAAATTTAATCAATTTGATATAGACGGTGACGGTGAGGTAACTGATGAAGAGTTAGCACGGTCTACGGCTATGTTAGAAATGGAGTTGAGAGAGGAGAAATCCCATGCTCAACGTCGTATGGCATGGGTAGCAATAAGTGCTATGATAGTTTTTACCATAGGACTATTTGCTCCCATTTTCACTGATAGTAGAATTAATGCCTTGGCGGACATACTTGGCTTATTCTACATTGCCCAGGCCGGTGTCGTGGGTGCATATATGGGAGTCTCCGCATGGATGAGCAAAAAATAATTAGTCTCTTCGAAGAAGTAAAAAGATTAATTTTCGGCGGACGTAAACCAAAAGAAGAGGATGAAAAGCTCTCTGAATTTGAATACGCTCGTAGGTATAGCAAAACTAACTCTATGGCACAAGAGTAATGGATGTATATGTTCAGAAAGGGGCCTTCCCTGAAACTCTCTGCAATTTAATTAAGTATGATGCTTATAAACAGCATTTACCAGTAGCCGGCTTAATTGGTTCTGCAGAAGAAGATAGACTTAGATCCTCTGAAATACGTTGGCTGCGTAGAGGAGATAGGTGGAATAACCTTTTTGAACTACTAGAACAAACAGTTGCAAAAGTAGGCTGTGAGTTCTTTGATACGTTTGGCTTATCCCTAGAACCCATACAACTCAGCACTTATATGCCTGGGTGCTATTATGGCTGGCACTCTGATTACTCTCCCAAAGTACCTCGTAGATTAAGTTTTACCATTCAGTTGGATACCTATGAAGAGTACGAGGGAGGAGATTTAGAGTTCAAAACAGCCGCCCTTCCCGAAAGTGCCACCGAAAAAGGCACCCTCATAATATTCAAATCAGAACTCTGGCATCAAGTCACTCCCGTGACTACTGGAGCACGCCATTCTTTGGTAGGCTGGTTTAGGTGAAACAAGGAGATTTGTTCGAGGAGGAGGAAGAAGACCTCACCCTTTGGCAAGCAGTAAAACAAGACCCTAAGAACTCCTCCATGTTTTTAGTAGGTATTCTTATTTTCCTTTTCATTATCCTTCGCTGAAAATACTTCTTGACAAAAACCCTAACATTTGAGATAATACGTTTTGAAAATTGAAGAGAAGGAAAGAAGAAGATGCCGGAAAGACAAGTGCATGGAAATCTGTTCGAAGCCGCTGTTATAAGTTTAAGCAATGCAAAAGCAAATGCGTACACCGCTGCGTGGGATATAGGCACTAATACGTCCGTTAAATATATTCGAGAGGATGGTAGTGTAGACTGCGGTGATTTTAGAAGAGTTTGGGAGCATTGTTTATCTACAGCAGAGACAGGAGAGTCTTGGTATATGGTATTAGGCAGGCATATAAATAAGAAGTGCACAGCAGTATATGAACTTGAGTTTACTCCTGAAAGATGTCTACAACTAATGGGAGAACTACCTACAGAAGAAGTATATAATATAGGTGATACAATATCCACAGAATACTGGCCTGTAGGATACCGTGAAGAAGCGAGAGAAGTTGCTACACAATGGAAAGAGGAGTGGGGACAACTTTTCGGTAAGCTATCTCCTGCTCGAAAAATTAGCAAAACAAATTGCAGAATGCAGTGCACTATCGGTAAAACTAATTTAAACTCCTTATTCGGAGAGTTGGTTCAAAGTAAGAAATATGAAAAATTAATAGGGGTGAGTTTTGCCGAATAAAAAATCAGAATTAGACAAATTTTATACTAATAAAGATATAGCAGACAGATGTGCAGTTATATTTTTTAAATATGCGAAACCTCCAGTTGTAGAACCTTCAGCAGGGTCAGGTGCCTTCGCACCACACGTAGACCTAATGTTGGACTTATTGCCAGAGGGCCCAGACATACTACAACAAGACTTTTTTGAGTTTGATACAACTAAGTATGCGAATTATTTAGGCAATCCTCCTTTTGGTAAGAGTGCCTCATTAGCAAAGAAGTTCTTTAATCATGCCGCAAAAGGCAAGGGCGTTATAGGTTTTATACTCCCTAGAACTTTTAGAAAAGTATCCATTCAAAACAGTTTAGATTTAAACTTTCATTTACTAATAGATGAAATATTACCCGAAAAGAGTTTTACTCTAGACGGGAAGCCTTATGCAGTTCCTTGTACTTTTCAAGTGTGGGAATACAGAAAAGAAAAGAGACAGAAGGTAATTCTTCCTGTAGAACACGAAGATATGCTTTTTGTAGACTCTACTCAATATGATTATGATTTTGCTATTCGTAGAGTAGGCGGATTAGCAGGAAAAGTTTTAGATGTAGGAGGTGCAATTCCTTCTCATTATTTTTTACAAGTAGCATCTCCAGAAGTACGGGAACTTTTAGAAAGTTTATATGATAAATTTCAAGAAGTAGCAAGAAACACAGCAGGAAATCCCAGTCTTGGAAAAGGAGAGTTAATAGATATTTACAGTAAGGAAAAGAATTGATTAGAACAAATTTTGCAAGCTATCATACAGATATAAAACAGATTCAAGGAGGAGGAACGAGTGCTGGTATAGAACAGGCTAAAGATAATGAAGAAGGACTGACCATATATTTAATTCCCGATAGAATTGCTGTATTAAATGATGTAACAAGAAAAATGAAAAAAGCCGAAATTGAGCCAAATAGAATTTTAAGCATACGAGACCTTCAAGAAATAAATCCAGCTAAAACGGACATGAGAAGTAAAATTATTGTAGCTACTTCTAACTATAAATATCATGATACATTACTTGAACTAGCCGCACATAGAGACCATAAGAACGACTACTTTAAACTAGGAATATGGGAAGAGTTCGATCAGGATGGGCCCGGATATACTCAACATGGTGCAAAAATTCCTTTAAAAGATATGAATAGAAATCAAGTTACTAATTGTATGGATCATGTTAATTGTATTTCAGCCACTCTATTAGGTGCAGTTATTAGTGATATGAGTTTTGACACAGCAGGAGAAATTGTTGTCGGTCCTGATTATTTATCTTTCGAGGAGTTAACTCCTGTTTTTATTGAAAATGAGGATCTTAATAAACTTCTTAAAGGAGAAGTTAGTAAAAGACTTCTCCCGTTTTTCGAGGCTTACCATGAAGAAGGCATACTTTGTACAGTAGATAAGTATATAGAAAACCATGGAATAATACGAAAAGGTCTCAGTAATATGGGAGTAGAAAGTACTATTAGAAATTCTGAAAATAACTTAGTTCAGCCATGGGATGCGAAAGGGGTATATATTGGTTATGATGCTTTCCCTAGAAGTGTTAGCGTTCCACACTTGGCTCATATGCTATTAGACTTTTCGGAGACTACAACAAACTCAACAGCATTACAGAGACTAAGAACTTTAGGATATAATAAACGAAGACCTAATGGAAATTATCTTTTTGTACGTCGAGAAGTATATAATACTTTAGTAAGAGCAAAAGAACAGGAAGACATGATAACTCCTGAAATACTCATGAAACCCCCAGAGGAAAGGCACGCATGGTTTAAAGAAAAAATGAAACCCGTACATGGAAGAAAAAGTTTACCTAATAAAAGAAACGGTTGGTTAGAAGAGCGAAAAAGAGCACCTTTAAAAGTATTAGAACTAGAAAACGTAACTAACGAAAATATTGAATTTTATAGTAAACATTCCAAGTATCTTCTAGTGGATAAATTAGGACATACAATAGGAAAGAGTGGGACATATAAAATTGGAGGGGGAGGTACTAACTATGTTGCCGGAGCGATGAATGCAATTTCGACAAACGCTATAACAGCAGGACCTAATACCAGAGGAATCAACTCTAATCGTGTAATTGTTTTACCTGTAAATGGAAGTATGCCCAGCAAAAAAACAGGTAATCTCTATGTGCAAACTCAGTACATGAATGTAGAAAGAGATTATTGGTCTCAATTTTATTATGACGGTAATACTCTTAAAATTGCTCTTTGTAGAGCAGAGGATCAACCTATAGAAACTGTTACTAGTCAATTCAATAGAAAGGTTAAAAATATTTCTTGACAAAATTCTTAATATTTGAGATAATACTTTTTGAAAATTGAGGAGAAGCAAATGAAAGTTGACTTAGAAGATTATAGAGACTTTGTTTTGTCGGTAACGTCAGAAGAGAGTTTGAGACATACTAAGTTCATGGATCGCTTGGCTAGTCTATCTTGTAGAAGAATTGACGAACCTGAAGTAAACTGGCCTCAACTTCTTACCGCAGCTATCGGCCTGTCGGCCGAAACCGGCGAGTTTGCAGAGATCGTCAAAAAGTGTCTATTTCAAGGGAAAGAGATGACCGAAGCCACACACTTCCATGCAGTTCGAGAACTAGGGGATATTATGTGGTACTGGATGCAAGCAGTTCATGCCCTAAATATGTCACCTGACGAAGTAATTCAAGAAAACATTCGAAAACTGGAATCAAGATACCCAGGCGGATTCGAGGCAGCTCGTTCCGAGAACCGAAAAGAGGGTGACATATAGTATACTTTCTATATTGGCCGTGGTCGGCTACGGTTGGGTTGTCTATTTCTGGATACGACATTTTGCTATACCTATGGCAAAGGAGATAACAGATATGGGTGATATAATTTGGTGGTGGAAATACCCCACAGTAGAAGAACAGAAATCCGTCCTTGAGGAGCAGCAAGATGAAATTAAAAGACAAACCGATGAAATCCTTAAAAGACTTCAAGATAAGTGATTACAATATTGAACCGCCTATTTACCATTCAGTAGAAAGGCCGGAACATTATAGTAGTGGACAAATTGAATGTATTGACGCAATGATCTCTGCTTTTGGAGAAGAAGCAGTAGAGGCCTATTGTAGAGTTAACGCTTTTAAATACGTCTGGAGAGCTGGAGAAAAAGGGGATGAAGAGACAGAAAAAGAAGATATTAGGAAAGCAATATGGTATCTTCGCATGAGTGTCGGAGAAGATCCCCGTGGCAGGTAGTCGTGGAGTA